TACGCTCTTGCTCAAAAGTATGACCGTTTAACTTTCCGTTCAATCATTCGTGGAGCGCGTAAGGCATCACCTATTACTAAATCTGGATTCGTAGAACCAGGTGGTACACAGATTCGTGTTGGCACAAACGCTGATGCAAATGATGCTTATGTCCCTGCCTCTTTAATAAACGCATTTTATGATGCAGCGGCAGCGATGGATGAGAAAGGGGTCAGTACTGACGGGAGATTCGGGATTTTGAACCCTCGTCAATATTATGAATTGATCCAACAAGTTGGTGATAATGGTCTAGTTAACAGAGACTCACAAGGTACATCCCGTCAGAAGGGTAATGGCATTGTTGAGATTGCTGGTATCAAGATCTACAAATCAATGAACATTCCGTTCTTAAGTAATTACGGTACTAAGTACACACCTGCTTCAGGTAATGACAATACTGTAGATACTGACGTGGCAGATCCTGGTAACACAGGAACCTTCGTTGCAGAAGGAATGGAAGATGCTCGTAACTCTGTTACTGGTATCAACAACGAGTATGGTCAAGCATCTAACTTTGCTAACTCATGTGGCATCATCGGACAGCGTGAAGCTGCTGGTGTTGTTGAAGCAATCGGACCTCAAGTTCAAGTAACTAAGGGAGATGTTTCCGTGATTTATCAGGGTGATGTAATCCTTGGACGTTTAGCAATGGGTACAGATTATGTAAACCCTGCAGCTTGCGTAGAGCTTTTCGCTGGTACAGCTACAAAACCAGCAGCATTCTAAATATGCTTATACAAGGGAGTCATTACGGCTCCCTTTTTTTTATTTATATAACTTAATTATGGCATTCCCTACCACTAACGCTGCTCAAGAATTACCAGCTATCAATCAAATACTGATGTCTTGTGGTCAGGCTCCAGTAACCACTTTAGATGAAACCAACCCAGACGTTGCGATTGCTTATCAAACACTTTTAGAAGTTAGTAGAGAAATCCAAAGTGAAGGCTGGACCTTTAATAAGGAGCCGCATTATGTGATGACACCAGATACAAATAACCACATAGTAATACCAAATAATGTTTTACAGATAGACCTTTCTAACAATGGAACTAATGCTTCTAAGAATGCAATTAGGAGAGGCGGTAAACTTTATGACAAAGAGAACCATACAAATGAATGGACAGATGGTCCGGTAGATTGTGACATACTTTGGCTGTTTGACTGGGTAGACTTACCTCGTCCAATCCAAGACTACATAACTGCTAGAGCCGCTGCTGTTACATGCAGCAGAATCGTAGGAGAAGAGAATTTATATACAATGCTCCAACAGAAGGAGTCATACATGAGAGCAATGGCTCTTGAATATGAATGTAACCAAGGTGATTACTCTTACTTTGGTAAGCCCGATGGTGCAGAACCATACATAAGCTATGAACCTTACAAAGCACTTTCAAGATAATGGTCGCAATTACTCAAAAAGTTAGTAATTATTTAGGAGGAGTATCTAGTCAATCAGATGATAAAAAACTTCCAGGACAAGTTAGAGAATGTTTAAATGGTTATCCTGACCCAACATTTGGTTTAACAAAAAGACCTGGATTTAAGTTTACTAGTCAGCTAAAGAATACAAGTGGAACTGTTTTCACTAACCAACTAGATAACGCTAAATGGTTCTACATCCACAGAGATGGATCAGAAAAATACATAGGATGTATTACACCGTATGCAAACTCAACACTGGGTAACCTGTATGTTTGGAATGCAGACACAGGAGTAGCTTGTACAATCACATATGGCAGTAATGCTCAGAATTATTTAACTGGGATACGTACTAATTATGATGTTTTAACTGTACAAGATACAACAATAATAACTAATAATTCTAAGACAGTTGCTGCTCAAGCAGCCCCAACATTTATTCCAAAAACTAGAGCTACTTTAATTTTAAATGGAGAACCATCTTCTGGAGAAGTTTATACAGTAGTCATTAATGATGGATCAACTGATCATACAATCACAGCTACTGCTGGTGCTTCAGAAACCTACGATACATTACTTGCAACTCTAAAAACTAGTATTCAAACTAAAGGTATTAGTGGTATCACTGCATCTGATGTACGTATTTATGATAACTCAATACAGATAGATCGTATTGTCAGTGGAACTAGAACAGCATTTTCAATAACCTCAAAAGGTGGTCTACAAAATAGTGAATTATTTGTATTCCAAGATTGGGCTGAAAATGTTTCTAGCTTACCTCCTCAATCATTCCATAACCATGTTGTACAGATCATCAACACAGCTTCCATAGCTGAAGATAATTACTTTGCTAAGTTTGTAGCTGATGATGGAGTACTTGGTAGAGGGTATTGGGAAGAAAGTATTGACCCACAGGTTTCGCCTGGATTAGATGCGGCAACAATGCCTCATGAGCTAGTTAACACAGGGACTAATGCTTTTACTTTAAAACAAATTACATGGACTAACAGACTAGCTGGAGATGATTTAACTAATCCTCAACCTAGCTTTGTTACTAAGAAGATTGAGCAATCTTTCTTCCATAATAACCGTCTTGGATTCTTATCAGGAGACAGCGTTATTATGAGTCAGTCTGGTGAGTACTATAACTTTTACCATATAACTGCAAGAACAATAAGTTCAGCTGACCCTATTGATTTAAGTTGTTCAACTATACGTCCAGCTGCATTACATAGTGTCTTACCTACTACTCAGGGTTTAGTTCTATTTGCAAGTAACCAACAGTTTATGTTGTATGCAGAAGGAGGTATACTTACCCCTCAAACTGCACTGATTAAGACCATTTCTAACATGGAAATGGACACAACTATTGACCCAGTAGATATAGGAACACACATTAACTTCATAAGCAAGACTCCAAACTATACCAGAGTCTTTTCTTACCTAACTAGAGGACAGGAAGAGAACCCACAGGTCTTAGATATAGGAAGGATAGTTAATGAGTGGGTTCCAGCAAACATTGATACTTTAATAGCAAGTCCACAGAACCAGTTCTTGGCTATGTCAAGTCAGAGTTCAGACTATATCTATATATTCCGTACTTACAATGATGGTAAAGAGCAGTTAATGCAGTCATGGTTTAACTGGAAATTAGCTGGCACAGTCCAGACAATTGCTGTTGACTCTGATGATATGTTTTCTGTTACCAAACAGGGAAGTAACTATACTTTATCTATTGCTAACTTATCTCAAAGCCCAGAACAGGCTATTATTGTTAACAACCAAGGTCAACGAGTTAACCCCTGCATAGATTTATATTCAACTGCCACCAACGGCTTAACAGGTAACAACTTAAAAACAGTAGTTTATGATGCTACTAATGATTTGTCTAAATGTTATCTACCATATACCGACGTAACTACATTGACACCTGTCCTTGTAATCGCTGGTAGTACGGCTGCAGGTAACTTTGTTGAGTCTGGATTTACAATCACACCTGAGAGAGGTTCCGACTCCTCTGGAGCCTATTTTATAGTGCCTAGAAAGAACCTTGAGAGTCAGGCTAGTAACGTAATTGTAGGCTTCAAGTATGACTTAAATGTTGAACTACCTAAAACCTATTTCTACTTAGATGAGAAGGGGATTTCTACTGACTATACAGCTACTTTAACTGTAGCCCGTATGAAGTTTGCAGTAGGTCTATCTGGAGTTATGTCCTTTAAATTAAAAACTACTGGACGTTTATCTTACAGTAAAACCTTTACTGGAGATAACTCGACTACAAACTTTGAATGGCTACAATCAGAATTAGATTACATAGATAAAGATCAGGTTAAAGTCAAAGTAAATAATGTATTAAAAACACTTGGTACTGATTACACATTCCCAACTGCTACTAAAATAACATTTAACTCTGCTCCAGCTAGTGGAGATACTATTCTTGTCTATATTGATGAATGGTATAACTTAAACCCAACGTCAGACGCTAATAATTATCTAGCTAATGATGTGCCGTTAAACGAAGATAGAGTTTTTACAATACCGATCCATCAGAAAACTAAAAACTTTAGCTTACGAGTCTTTAATGACTCACCATTTCCCGTCTCTCTCAACTCGATGATGTGGGAAGGAAACTACTCACCGAGATATTATAGGAGGACTTAAATATGGCAGTAGATCCAGTAACAGGTGCAGTAATAGTCACCGGTGTTTCTCAATTACTAGGCGGCTTCTTTGGACGCAAAGATGCTAAGAAAGCCGAGAGGGAAGAAGATAAGTTTCTTGATGAAAAAGAAGCTATTGATAAGATAGCCAAACAACAAGGGATAGATCGTCTCCATGCGAGTAGAGCAGAAAAGATCAGAAACATTGATCTTCAAAAACGTAATTCACGAAGTTCTGCTCTCTTTCAAGATAAGTTAAATAAGCAGAAGTATGACTACTCATTAAAAATACGTGATCATCAAATCCGTCAAAATGAAAGGAAGTACGAAAAGTCAGAGAAGCTATATGGACAAGCTATTGACCTTAATGCAAGGGAAGCTGCTTCTGCTAAACGCTCACAGATGCGTGAGTTGTCAGAGACAGTTAAAGAGAAATCCTTTGCTAATGAAAATAGAATTATTGAAAGTCTGATTGCACGTGGTGAAGCTCGTGTTAAATCGGGTAATGCGAATAGTAATAAGATTGGTCAAGCACAGTTATTTGCACTAGGACAGAACATGGCTGTAGATGCTGAGTCGTTGTTCAGTGCAAAGATTAATACAGGTGAAGCGATAAGAGATATTGATCGTAATTGGGAACAGGCAGATGTGAACGCTGATGCACGAAGAATGCTGAAGCCAGAAGATCCTCCTATGCCTCCCTCACCCCTAGTAACACAAATACCCGACTTCTTATACCCACCTGAACTAGAAGAATTTCACTTCGGACCTCCTGTTTTAAGGGGTCACAACTCAGTTCAAGTTCCTTCATGGGGAAGTATCTTTGCTAATACTGCGGCATCTGCTGTGAGTATGTATGCAAATAACTACCAAGGAACTTCAACCCAA